CATAACAGATCCCCCGGGGTTCGAAGAACATGATGTCTGGCGTCCCTTTCCTGTAGCCCATCCTCATCATCTTCATCGCCATCCCCGCCGACATAATGAAGCCTGCGGGGCTAATCGTGTAGAGTAAGTCCGGGTACATGAGCTCCACGTACCGAACGAAATCCGCTTGGATCTTGTACTCGTTCTTAGGCGCCACTACACGTTCCCCATATACTTCGGGTCCCCGCGCATGATTGAGTAGGGGGCGTGGGATTTATCCTTGCACCACGCCTTGAGGAACCCGTCCTTCCTGAAGAAGTGGGGCATATCCTTCTTGCAGAACTGGCACTTCATGTGCGGGACAGTACGCCATTTCTGGATCGAGGGGTCCTTGGCGTGGATCGATACCATGCAGTCGATCTCACTGCACACGTAGACCATCCCCTTCCGTGTGAAGACCTCGCGCATACGCTTGTCGCAGAGCGGGCAGTACGGCGCCCCGACCATAATGATCTTGTGGTTATTCATGCGATCACCGCCTTTCCGTGGTGGGTATGTACGTAGCTACTGAGGTTGGGGTCTTCGAGGAACACCGCAGTCATCCATCTGAACCACCCGAACCAGATACACGGTGGCCGGGTCGGACGCCAAGAGAACCCAAAATACGGCAGGATCATAAACGTGCCTTCTTCCTTCCAGTGGTAGATTCGCATAGCTATTTCTTATACCTCTCTGCTGAGTCACACTCAGCGTTTATGGGGCAGCCTTTCGCCCACGTTGGGACACGACACACGATCTGCTTCACCTCCTCACAAGAACCCTTCGTGCTCTCTACCACCAGTTCGTCGTGGACGGTAAAGAGAATCCGGTAGCCCGCTCGCAATAACCCGAACATCCCGGCGACCATGAGGTCACGAGCGGTGGCTTGGACTGCGTTCTCTACGAGTTTACCGCCCCATATCTGCTCACGTTCGTACTTATTCGTGAGGGAGTTGACAGCCATGAACGAGATGGAACCATCTGCGTCCACACGTGGGTGGTGGTAGACAATCGTACGCCCCGCCGGGAGCTTGAGGCGCATGAAGTCTCCGTCGATATAGAACTCCAGGAGCCCGAGCTTGTGGGGCTTCCCGGTCACGATAGTCTGTCTGGCCGCGTCTTCCATCGCGTACCAGAACTTAGGTACCCTGGAGAACAGCTTGCGGTACGTGTTGACCGCGCGTTCAGCGAGCGCGGGCGTGACCGCGACTTCATACTTGGCGCACGTGTCGATGAACTTCTGTACGCCCATACCAAAGCCACAACCTAAGACCGTCTGCTTCCCAAGCTGGCGCGTAGCGGTAGGCGATATCTGCTTTGCCATCCGTACATAGATGTCATCGACGGAGGAGTCCGCGTCCTTTTCGGCGAACGCTTTGAGCCCCACCGTTTCGCCCGCCAGCCACATCACTACCCGTGCTTCGATCGCGGCAAAGTCGGTGATGAACATACTATGCCCCGGCGAGGGTATCAGCATTCCCCGGATGCAAGAGGAGAGCGTAGGGAGCACATCGTAGATGGAGCTGAACGCTTCGGGGGATTGCTTCAGCACCCTGATGGCTGCGTCGATCTCGTGGGGTTTGATCGCCGCTTTGACGAGGTTTTGGATCTGGACGAGCTTGCCCGACCAGCGGCCTGTAGAGGCCCCATGGTAGACAAGTAAATCCCGTATCCGCCCGTCAGGAGACATTGCGGCGAGGAACGCAGCATACTTTGCATTGCTCGTAAGTGAAAGCTGTTGTCGGAGTTGCAATACACGGAGATTGTCCCCACCAGCAGTTGCGATTGCGTCTTTGACTGTTTGCTTTTGTAGGTTCGGGAGCTTGACTCCCTTGCTCTCGAGGTACTTTTTAATGGCTTCGCGTTTTGTGCCGGCATCGATTAACCCTCCCGTGATTTTGTGCAATTCTTCATTTCCTTCTTTCGTAGCTTGCTCCACCAGAAGCACGGCTTGTTCGATCGCTTCTCTATCCACGCACACTCCGGTGTCGTTGAGATACTGATCCATGAACCATACCTCTTGCTCTGAGGGGCAGAGATCAGGAATAGCGCGGTCGATGTCTCGCTCAGTACGCACGTCCTGCTCACAATACTCCAAGAGTCTGCGGAGCCGGGCTTCGTCAATCGGGCCCGTGGTGGTACAAAGCGCCTTCATCAAGCTCGATCCTTCCATGTCCTTCTTGTTCACAACCCCGAGTGCGTTCGCCGCGTGGACCAGACGCCGGGGCAGGGCGTGGGCTGATACCTTAGCCGCCGTACACCGCCACTGCCTGATGGGGATGGGCAGAGCGCCGTACTTGGGCGTGAATTTGAATCGCCACATACATCGCTCGAAGAACGCATTGTGAGCGTGGAACTCCGCGCCCTCAGACACGAGCGCATTCAGTTCCTTGATCGACCGACGGAGTTCCGCCCCGTGGATAGCGCCCCTGACCGGCCCATCGTCTACCGCCCAGGCAAGACAGAGGATCTCGGTTGTGGGGTGCTCGCAATACCGGTAAGCGCCGGCGGTCCAGATGTCGCACTGGCTCCGGGATTCAAAGTCTATGTAGACCCTTTTCATGAGCACGCCGTCGTACCGCCGTTCGTGACGCAGATCGTGCTAACCCCGCGCCCGTCGGAGATGACCGAAGTCCCTTCGTTTGTGGTGATGATGGCTGATAGTACAACCAATGCCAAAATAAGCGTCGTTTTCATGGCTTCCTCCCGTGTCTGGTACGTTAAGTACCCCGAGGGAGGGGTAAGATAGCCCCCTCCCCCGAGATAGCGCCTTAAAAGGGCAACCCGTCGCTCTGTTCAACCACTGCACCGGACCCGTCCACACCCTGAGTCTCGGTCGCCACCGCGTCGAACTCGTCCTCTGCCCTCGGTCTGGACGAGAACGGAGTGTCGTCGGCGAGCTTCTGGACACCCGCGAGGTAGATCGTCACACCTCGTTGGGGCTTGAGAAACACCGCCACCGTTAGCACCGCACGGCACCAGCACCCGGGGTAAAGCTCCGAGGGGTCTGTGATGCGGGTCTTGTCCTGCCTCAGACAGTCAGGCCGATCCTTGGACGAGGACTTGACCACGATGAAACCTTTGTCCTGTTCCTCGATCTTGCCTGAGTCTTTCGGCTTGTCACCATCCCGGAACTTGGTGAGCTTGAGACTCTTGAGATCCACCTCGGGGCCGAAGTTGGCCCGGGCGATCTTCAGGATCTCGTTGTAGAGCCCCATGCAGTTATCCACAGGAAGCCACGTGGACGCCGGATGCTTGGCTGCTTTGAGCGCCTCGGCTGTGGACTTCTTGGGGAAAAGCATGGTGATACTGAACTGCTTCTTCGCCTCGTTTCCCATCACCGCACGGGCCTCGAACAGCGCCGGGTACGAAAGACGGAAAGCGGGGGTGACGTACGTGGAACGGACTTGCTTGTTTGTTTGTGTCATAACAGCTCCTTTATACTCTTTTTGGTTGGTTTGGACTCTTTGATTCTCTTGATCGTCATCCCGTTATCCGGGACCTCAGTCAACGGGGCCACCCGCTCGCGTCCTACCAGCTTCTCCATAGCTGCTGGGCTATTGACTTTGAGTGTGTACGCCTGTTCGCCGAGATCACGGAATGCCGCGATGACGTCTGCTTCGTTCTTCCACTTCCGGTTGGCCCGCTTCGGAGCGAGCTCCCATCCCGGAATTACTCCTCCTGCTTCCAGCACGTCTTGGGCATACGCCATGCACGCCGCGAGCCATGACTCCAAAAGATCGGTGGAGTCGAGGATCTTGGTCAGCACGGGAATGGGCAACCCCTTCACGTCTGGGAGCAGAAGCTCTTTGCCGGGGATCGCGGGCAACTGATCCGCTATATTGGCGCGGAGTGCAGGACATATCGGTTTTGCCCAGCACCATTTGCACCAAGAACCCGAGGACACCATCGCCGAGGGCTCCTTAGTGAGCGCGATCTTCCGGTTCATCTCATCCGCGAACGCCTCGATGTAGGACATATCACACGACCACGAGGAAAACTGATCCTCCGTCCGTGGTTGAATGATAGCACACGTCACCTCTGTCACCTCGTACTGGAGGGCCAGCGGCAACGCATACATCAAGAGTTGCGGGTTTTCCTGGGCGTTCACGAGCACGCCCTTGCCGTACTTGAAATCGTAGGCGATCACTTCCTTGAAGGGACGAACGATCGCTACGTCGAGGCGCCCCGAAACTCCGGGGGCGATGTCCACCTTCTGTTCGATGAGCAGTTGCCCGCCCTTCTTCAATTCCGTCATCACGATCTCACGAGCGTACGACACTGCTTCTGCCATCTCGTCAGTGACCTCGAAATCCTTGATCTTCTCCCCCACTAAATCAAAGGGGACGATTTTCGGGTTCTTCAGGCACCGCTCGAGTAGATCATGCGCCGCCTCGCCCTCGCCCGCATACTTCGATTGCTCGGGCTTGGGCATCTTGGCACATAGCGCAACGGACCCTGGACAGTTCATCCACCGCTCTGCACTTGAGGGGCTGATGTCCGTATGTGTGCGCTGTGTCATGGCTACACCTTGATCCCTTCCTTTGCACACCATGACGAGATCATCGCGGCCGCTTCAGGCACCTTCGCGTCCGGGATCTTGACGAGCTTCGGTTCGGTCGGGTTGAACATCTTGGCAACTGACTGGATGAACGTCACCAGTTTGCTGACCATATCCGGCCCCACCTTGTCCGCTGCTGCGATGTATCCCTGGGCAACGGCTCTCAGTTCCGCGCCGGTCTTGATGGCGGGGGTATCTGCCATCGGATCCGGGACTACGGGTGCGCTCGGGACTTCCGCTCCGGGGACTGCGTCCGTCTCCACTTCGGCCGCTTGCTGGGCGGGCATGGCCGCTTCTTTCATACGCCTGGGCTTCCGGGGCTGTTCGACCACGGGTGCGAGGCCGAGCGTCGGTGCGTTTCCTGCCAATTTCTCCAGGGCTACTGCGATTCTCTCCAACGTCTGTTCAATACTCATGCTACACACTCCATTTCTTTTGCGCAATCTTTGCAGACCGCGATTTTGGATACTCTGTTGAGTTGTTTTATCTCTGTTGACCTCCCGCACAACCTGCACGTAGTTTCTACAAACGCCACCTCCTTTTGTTCGTCCATGATGATGTTGATGTTGCGAGCTTTTACCGTCAGTGAGTCGATCAGGTCTTCGTCGATGCTTTTTTCGGCGATGAGGAACTGAACCTGGACAGGAGCCTTTTGACCAATACGGTTGAGCCGGTCAATTGCTTGCTTAATTTCATTAGGGACGTAGGACATTTCAATAAAGAGCGCGGTATCACATACGTCCTGCAGACCATCAACTCCAATTCCAGCAGACTTAATATTGCCCACAAACAGGCGGCATCCGGGTTCTTTTTGAAACTGGCTAACGGATTCGTCTTTCTCCCTCGCGCTTTCGCCCCCGGTGTATTTGACCGCTTCATTTTTAAATTCCTCCATCAGTGTTTCGACCACCGCTTTGTGCCAGACAAAGACGACGATCTTTTGTTTGGTTTCTAGTAAACTTCGGATGTGCTTGATCGCCGCTTGCGTCTTGATCACCCCGATCGCTTGGCGGGTGGTGCTCGTTTCCCCTATGAGCCGTCGAGCAGAAAAGTCTTCTCGCTCCTGCTCAATCAGTCTCATGAGTTTGTCGGAGGGGTCAAGGTAGACCTTGTCGTATGTGACAGGTGGAAGGTCCTTCACCACCTCCGACTTCAATCTCCGGATCATGACCGGCTTCAGTATTTTGCAGAGCTCGTCCAAATTACTCGCCCCGGTGGCGTCAAAGCCAAAGGTGCCCTGGTAGCCCGCGCAGAATTTGTATGCGTAGTCATAATAGCTTTGGTATTTGCCAAGGAACGTAGGGAACAGAGAACGCAAAGGTGCATAGAGCTCGATCGGGCGGTTCAGAATAGGAGTACCCGTGGCGAGCCATCGACGCTCACAACGGAGGTACAGCCCCTTCTTCCCAAGAACGAACTTTGTTCGTTTGGCGTCGATGTTCTTTAGCGCGTGGGATTCGTCGCACACGAGCACCGGCCACTGCCCTTGCAGCAAATGACTCCTGAGCGGCTCTTTCCAGATGATGTCGTAGTTGACGATATTGAAAGCCGATGGGTCGGGGATGGTCTGAGAAGATGTGATCTCTTTGATAAAGGCAAGCGGCATCTGTTCCCGGGTTCGCTTGACCCACGAGCGTCTGATCGACTGAGGACAGACGATGATGCCGGATTGAAGCCCGAGTTTCTTTATGGCCTCAAGGATCTGGAATGTCTTGCCCAGACCCATGTCATCCGCGAGAATGGCGTTCTGTCTGAGAGCTAGGAAATCTCTCCCGATCTCTTGGAATGGCATCAGCTTGATCATAAGGACTCCATCAATTCTGCCATTTTCAGTCCTCTAAAAATTTGTACCGCCACTTGCGGGACGATTGCGTTTCCGAGGGCTTTGAGACGCTCGGCTCTGTGCCTGGCTTTGGACAAGGTAGCTCCGTCCATTTCTCCGGGTAACCCATCATCCACTCCACAAAAGCGGGTTGCAACTTCAAGCCAGTTTTCTCGCCACATTCCCCCTTCGTTGCCATTCGCTCGACGAGCGAATCGACCGTGTCCCGGCCTTGCGTTGCGCTTCCCTTCCAGTCTCTTGTGGCCGGAGTTGGTATCATCCCCATCACAAATTTCATTTTCTTTTTCCCGTTCGTTCCACCGTTCCCTGGCTGAAGGGGTGTCGGGATAAGCCCCTCGATCACATTGTTTATTCCCTGCTGTTTCGAGTTCTTTGAACGACGGTCGCCCGTCGTTGCGGTTGGCGATAATCCACACTCTGTCCCTTCGGTGCGGAGCATTGACGGCGCAAGCTGGAATAACAAACGGTTGGAC